CGCGACCGGCGCGCCTTACTAGGAGCGTGGCATGAGCCTCACCTACAACTCGTTCGTGACCGATCTGGCGAACATGATCACGGTGCCGGTCACGGACCCGAACTTCATCCAGGCTCTCCCGAACATCATCGACGACGCCGAACAGCGTCTCTATCGTGAGTTGGACCTGCTCTCGACCGTGGTGACGGCGACCGCGCCGCTCACGCCCAATAGCCGCCAGTTCACGCTGCCGCAGGCTGGCGGCATCAGCTTTGTCGTCACCGAGGAGATGAACTCGATCACGCCGGCCGGCACCACCAATCCGGAGTTGGGTCAGCGGGTGCCGATGCTCCCGGCCTCGAAAGAATTTCTCGATGCGGTGTTTCCCAGTTCAGCCGGCGCCGGAGTGCCAACCTACTACGCGCCGATCAGCGACCAGAATTTCATCGTCGGACCGTGGCCGGATGCGGCCTACACGGTCGAGGTGGTTGGCACCATCCGGCCGGCGCCGCTGTCGGCCACCAACCAGACCACGTTCCTCACCACCGTCCTGCCGGACGTCTTCTTTGCGGCGGCGCTTGTGTTCTCGGCCGGTTACCAGCAGAACTTCTCTGGCATGGGCGACAACCCGGCGCAGGCGATGACGTGGGAAAGCCACGTGAAGACACTGCTCGACTCTGCTAAGGTCGAGGAGATTCGGAAAAAGTACGGTTCGCAAGGGTGGTCGTCGAAGTCGCCCGATCCCATCGCGACGCCGCCGCGCACGTAGGGCTAGGGGGATACGGTGGTCAATCCACGGACAGTCAATGCCGGCATCATCGTCCCACTCACCGGCGCCGACGTCGACCTGTGGGGAGCCAACGACGTCAACCCGAACATGGTCGCGATCGATGGCCTGTTCTGCGGTCTCCAGACGCTGGCGCTGGGTGGTGTCTCCATCACGCTCACCGCGCCGGTCGGGTTTGCGGCGACGCCGTCGCCTGGGCCGACGCAAGCGCAGAACGCTATTCTGAGGTTGACCGGGGCGCTCACCGCCAACATCTCCGTCACGCTGCCGTTCCCCGGCTACTACATCGTTCAGAACCAGACGACCGGCAACTTCACCGTTGCCATGCGGGCCATCAATGCCGGCGGTGGTGCGGCCATCGCGTGCGTCGACCAGGGTGAAGCGCAGCACATCTTCAACGATGGGACGAACACCTACTTCGCCAACCTCGGTCGCATCGGCTCGATCGAGATGTGGGCCGGTCTCAGTGGAATGCCGTCGTGGGTCGCCAACTCGTCGCCGCAGCCGTATCTGCTCTGCGACGGCTCGGTCTACAACTTCTCGGCCTATCCGAACCTCGGAAAACGGCTGGGTGGCATCTTTGGTGGCAACGGCATCACGACCTTCGGCGTGCCTGATTTGCGCGGTCGCATCCCGCTCCCGTTCGACTCCACCGGCGCCCGCATCACGGCGGCCCTCTCCGGCCTTAGCGGCAACGTCCTCGGCGCTGCTCTCGACCAGCAGGTCGTCGGTCTCACGCCGACGCAGATCCCGAACATCACATCCAACGTCAACGGCGTCTCGGCCGCCAAAAACTATCTTACGTCGCCTGTCACCGGCTACGGCATCACAGCATTTAGCGCGAATGCGGGCTCGCAGGTGTGGCAGGCATTCTCGTCTGGCGCCTCCATCATCGTGGAGTCCACCGTCGTGATTACGGGAACAGCCACCTCCAACAATACTTCGGGCGGCTCTCCAGGCGCTGGTCACAACAACGTGCAACCGTCCCTCATGACAGGCATCGCCGTCATCAGGGCGGGGTGAAGGGGGAAGCATGCCCTTCGGCGCGGTGAAGTTGGTCCCTGGCGTCAACGTCGAGAAGACGCCGACCTTGAACGAGGCCGGCATCTCGGCGAGCCAGCTGATCCGCTACCAGGACGGCTTGGTCCAGAAGTACGGTGGGTGGCAGGCGTTCTATCCGCTGGCCGTTGGCGGCGTGCCGCGCGACCTGCATGCCTGGGAAGACCTCAACAACGTGAGCCGTCTTGCGATCGGCACCACCACGCAATTGGTGACGATCGACGACACGCAAACCGTCAAGGCGATCACGCCTCAGACACTGATCACCAACTTTGCGCCGAACTTCTCGACGGTGAACGGCTCACCCACGGTGAACGTCGTCGATGCTGGCATCTCGAACGTCACCGCGTTCGACTCGGTGTTCTTCAACACCCCGGTCACGATCGGCGGCATCATTCTTTCGGGGCTATACCCGATCTCTGCCGCTGTCGGCACCCACAGCTACTCCATCATCGCAGCGACTCCGGCGACAGCGACCGTGAACAATGCCGGCGCGGTGCCGGTCTTCACCTCGACGATCAATAGCGCCAACGTCTCCGTCGCGCTCGCCAACCATGGCCTGGGGGCGGCGCCGGACAACTCGATCGTCTTCCCGATCCCGACGGTTGTGAACGGCATCACGGTCAGCGGCCTCTATGCGGCGGCCTCGATCACTGACGCGAACAATTTCGTCATCCAGACCAACGCGCAGGCGACCGCCTCGGGCGCCGTCTCCATGAATGGTGGGCAGGCCCAGATCGAATACTACATCGCGCTGGGGCCTGCGGCCGGCGGCGTGGGCTACGGTCTCGGCGGCTACGGTCTTGGTGGCTACGGCACCGGCGTTCCGAACAACGTGCAGACCGGCACGCCGATCGCAGCGGCGGACTGGACCACGGACAACTGGGGCCAGATCCTGCTGGCGTGCCCCGAGGGCGGCGGGATCTACTACTGGGATCCGACCGGAGGCTTCGACACTGCCTCGCTGATCTCCTCGGGCCCGATCTTCAACGCCGGCATGTTTGTGTCGACGTCGGCGCAGATCGTGATCGCCTACGGCTCCACCATCAGCGAGCAGATCGGCGTCGTGCAGGATCCGATGCTGGTGCAGTGGAGCGACAGCGGCAACTTCTTTGACTGGACGCCCACCGACACCAACCTTGCGCGCAACTTCCGCATCCCGATCGGCTCACGCATCGTGACCGGCATGGCCGTGTCGAACCAGAACCTGATCTGGACCGACCTCGACCTCTGGATCATGAACTTCATCGGCTTCCCGAACGTCTACGGCTTCAACAAGATCGGGGCCGGCGCCGGTGCTGCGTCGTCGCATGCGGCGCAGCAGTTGCGCGGTGGCGTCTACTGGATGGGAGCTTCGAACTTCTATCGTTACGCCGGCAGCGGCGTCGAGGTGATCCCCTGCCCGGTGTGGGACGCGGTCTTTCAGAACATCAACACTGCCTTCCTGCAGAACGTGCGGGCGATGCCGAACACCGCGTTCAACGAGGTGGGGTGGCTCTATCCGTCGGCGGCATCCGTCAGCGGCGAGAACGACAGCTACGTCAAGATGAACATCACGGAGCCGAACCAGCCGTGGGACTACGGCCTGCTGCCGCGATCGGCGTGGATCGACCAGAACGTCTTCGGTCCGCCGATCGGCGCGATCCCAGGCGGCGTGATCTACCAGCACGAGACCAGCCCGGATGCCGGCGGCCAGCCGCTGTCGTGGTCCTACACGACCGGCTACTTCAAGATTGCCGAGGGCCAAGAATATGCTTTCGTTGACCAGTGGCGGCCGGACTTCAAATTCGGGACGTTCTCGGGCTCGCCGGCCGCGCAGATCCAGATGACGTTCAACGTGGTGAACTTCCCTGGCGACACGCCGACCCAGTACGGTCCCTACACCGTGACGCAGTCGACCGAGTTCTTGTCGACCCGCTTCCGTGGCGGCCTCGTCAGCATCACGGTCTCCGGAAGCGACCTTGGTAGTTTCTCTCGATTGGGGTATGTGAGGTACCGCTACTCGTCAACAGGGAGACGGTGATGGCTGCCGCAGACCTCGACACAATCAACTCCACCCAGACTGCCGGCGTGCAGTATCTCGGCCAGATCGTCGCGGCATTGCGCGCGGCCTTCGGCTTCCTCGGTGGGACGGCGCCGTCGGCCACCGGAGGCGCTGCGACCTTGCCGGCCAACCCGGTTGGCTTTGTCACGATGACGTTGCCCAGCGGCGCATCAGTCAAGGTGCCGTACTACAACTGAGGGTGCCATGCCGCTCCGCAAGGGATCATCCCGGTCGACCGTCAGCGATAATATTCGCGAGCTGCACACGGGTCCGACCTACGCGCACACCGAGAGCAAGTTCGGCAAGCGCCGCGCTGACAAGCAGGCTGTCGCAATCGCCCTTAACGTCGCGCGTCGGGCGCGCGCCGAGGGTGGCGCCGTGGATGATGGCCCCTATCGCGGGCCGAACCTCGGTCCACTGCAGGGCGGGCCGGACCTCCCGGATGTCGGCGGGCCGGTGGGTCCGCAATTCTCGCGTGGCTTCGACTGGGCGAATCGCGCGGCCGACATCGGCTCCAAGGTGGCCCGTGGTGCCGGAGAGGGACTGATCCGCGACATCTCGACCCCTGGCGCGATGATGAAGGCCAACCCTTACCCGCCGGGCTCCGAGGAGGCCGACTGGTACGACGGCCAGCGCGACAAGGCGGCCACGGACTGGGCGCCCGGCATGGCCCTCAACACCATGGGCGCGTCGTCTGTAGGAATGCCTGCGCGGGCCGCTGGTGAGGTTTTGGCGGGCGCTGGTCCTGCGGGCCGGTCACCGCGTCCAGCGCTGGATATGGCTCCGGAGGCTCGCGCAGCACGCGCCCAGGAGCAGGGTTACAACCTCGACCTCTACCACGGGACGTCTGCGCCGGAGTTTGATACTTTCAAGCGGCGCCAAAACGATCTGGGTATTCATCTCGGCACCGCCGAGCAGGCTAACGAGCGTCTATCCTACATGGCGGACAAGCGGTCTCGTCCGCAGGGCGCCGAGCCTGGAGAGGGCGACCGGATTGTCCCCGTCAAGGCGGCCATCAGAAACCCGCTTCGGTTGAGTGATCTCGGCACATGGAATAGCGACAATCTGTATTACGGGCTTCAGCAGGCCGGATTTCCAGAAGCTGAATTGCGCCGTGCGATGGCATCGGCAGGCAATGAGAGTGGCAAAGTCGCCGCACTGCGCGATCTGATCGAGCGTCGCGGCCACGACGGTGTTGTCTACAAGAACACGGGAGAGGTTGCCGGTTCCGAGCCATTCAGAGCCAAGGTCGCGGAGGCGAGAGCCAAGATCGATGAGGCGTTTGGCCGAGGTAAAAATGGTTTTACGCTAGAGGATCAGCAGCATCCAGCCTACCAGGAGTGGTCCAAGGCGCAGAAAGATTACGAAACCCACCGGGAGCAGAACGGCCAGGACAGCTATATCGCCTTTCGGCCAAATCAGTTGCGGTCTCCGACGGCTGCCTTCGACCCTGCAAATCGATCCAAGGGGATGCTTCTTGGCTCCGGCGCAACCGACAGGCGCGCCGCTGGCATTTCCGCGCTCGCTGATGTAGACCGTGTCCTCGAAAAGGAAAGAGCATCCCGTGGCGCAGAACCCGTACCCGCAGAACCAGCAGCAGCCCCCGAGTCCGGACAAGTGGGACCCGGAGGAGGAGGGGCGCCTGGAGGCGGAAGCCTACCAGAAGCACAGGCAGCGGCAGAGCGGCGAGCAGGGGGCCGCCCGACCCTCACCGGCCAGCAAGGCCCGCTAAAGATCGGCGAGGACTACTTCGTCCCCGGCCCGATTGGCAAGATCCACGACGTCGCTGAGCAGTACATGCGGGAGGCCCACCCGGACCGCCCGTATACGCCGCCGACCGAGTATCATCCCCTCGACCCAGAGCACTCAAAGGCGATTGCTCAAGCCTACGAGGAGATGCAGCACACGCCGAACGATCCCGCGACCAGGGCATCGTATGATGCGCTGATCAAGGAAACGGCTGACCAGTATCGGGCGATCAAGAAGACCGGTCTGAAGATCGAGCCGATCCCGGCCGGCATGCCTGATCCCTATGCTGCCAACCCACGCCTCGCGGCGAAGGACGTCGCCGACAACAATCACCTGTGGTTCTATCCGACGGAGCAGGGATTCGGTACGGTCAACAAGATCTCCGACAACCCGATGCTGCGCGACACCGGCGAGAAGATCGGCGACCACCCGATGCTCGCCAACGATATGTTCCGCGTCGTTCACGACTATTTCGGTCACCTGAAGGAAGGTCACGGCTTCCGCGCCGCCGGTGAGGACAACGCTTGGCGCACGCACGCGCAGATGTATTCGGACATCGCGCGGCCGGCGATGACCGCCGAGACGCGCGGGCAGAACTCGTGGGTCAACTACGGTCCCCACGGCGAAGCGAACCGGAAGGCCTCGGCAGCTGACACGGTGTACGCCGACCAGAAGGTCGGACTGATGCCGGAGTGGACGATGCGCGACCGGAATAGCCCGGCGCCGATTATGGTCTACCACGGCACGCCGCACACGTTCGATCGCTTCGACATCTCCAAGATCGGCTCTGGCGAGGGCAATCAGGCGTACGGCCACGGCCTCTACTTCGCCGGACATGAGCCGGTCAGCGAGTGGTACCGGCATCAGCTCGCGACGCGCCAGGATCCGCTGCTGAAAAAGTACGGTTTGGAGGAGGTTGGCCACGTCATCGGCTCGCACCTGTCGGACGCCGGTGGCGACGCAGCGAAGTTGGCCGCCCAGTATGCCCAGAACCGCGACCAGTTGATGCGCGATGGGCCGGTGCAGCAGCCGGCCTATCAGGGGTGGCACGACAAGGCCACGTCGAACATGATCGACGAGTACGGTCGTCGCATCGAATATCTCAACGACCCGGAGCGGTCGAAGGGGCATCTGTATCAGGCCGGCATCCACGTCAACCCGGAGCATCTGCTCGACTATCAGGCCCCGTTCAATCAGCAGACTGGCCACGTACAGGAGCGTGTCGACGCTCCCATGTCCGAGAGTGTTGCCCGGCAGCGAGAGGCGATCTCGCGCGAGTTGGAGAAGGGTGGGAGGGGTGTTGTCGGAGGGCGCTTCTTCCGGCCGTTTACCACGTCACAGCGGCGCGACCTTGAAGGCCGCCTGATGCTGCTGGAACAGGCCGGTCATTCGGTGTTCCCAGGCAGCGAAATCTATAAGCGCATGGGGCTTCCTGCCAAGGACGCCAACGAGGCCGGCGTCAAGGCATCGCAGCGCCTGCGAGATCTTGGCGTCCCCGGCCTGCACTACCCTGACGCCGGCTCGCGCGCACCGGGCCAGAAAGGATCACGCAACTACGTGATGTTCGGTGACGAGCCGATCAAGATCCTGCGTCGCTACGAGCAAGGTGGTGCCGTCGATCGAGCGATGAACGTCGCGCGCCGTATGCGCCGTGCCGAAGGTGGTGGCGTCGATGATTCGGATGTCATCGCGACGATCCCCGTGATGAAACAGCTCGGCCTCAAGGGTTCCGACATCACGGCCGGCGACGTCAACAACGCGATGAACATCGGCATGTCGGCCGGGCCCGGCACCATCGGCGCCAAAGGCATGCCACCGGCGCGCATGGTCGACGACACCGGCGCTGCGATGCAGCCTGCACGAGGTGCCAAGCGCTACGCCGAGCCCGAGTACACCGAGAGCGGCAGCCACATCATTAACAAGGGCGTCGAGAACCCGCCGGATCCCAGCATCCAGACCGTGGCCGATCCCTACCGGATGATGTTCCCAGGCGTCTACCGTAACCCCCGGACGATCGCCGAGGAGGCCGCAGCGCGCGTCGGTGAAGAAGACCCGGCGATGAAGCGGCTGTTCGGTGTCACCCGTGGCGACTTGCGCGAGATGGCGCAGGGGCGCGTCGGCAACGAGGAGCCGAGGCTGCACACTGTCGGCAACCCGCGCGGCGCGGTGTCGGCGCAGAACATCCAGACGCCGCAGAACACCCAGCGGCTGGTCGACATCCTGGGTGAGGCGGGCCAGCACGAGGGCCTGCGCACCGCCGACGCTTGGTACATCATGGATCCGGTCTATCGCCGGATGGAGGAGCTGCACGGGCCGGAGGCGGCCGAGCGCTACCGCAAGTTCAACACGCTGACCGGCATGGCTTCCCCAGGATCCGACGTGATGACCGAGATCCAGCGCGGCACCGGCGCACACTGGCTCAACGAGCAGGGTCGCTTCGGCGATTTCCAGAAGTATGCCGGCGTGCCGGAGGGCATGCGGTCGAGCATGAAGTATCCGGCCGACATGCGCTACATCTCGGGCCACCCCTACCACCGGACGTCGCAGGGCGACCCGATGGCGAAGTACCTGGAGGCCGGCTCGATCCAGAGCAAGGCTCCGAAGGTGCCGCTGTACGTCCATGCTTCAGGCGTTCCGGAGACCGGCTTCCAGACGAGTGGTCCGGTTGGTGACGCGCACTTCAGCCGTGGCGTCGGTCTCTCCGATACCCGCAAGGGGCCAAGCGACGTGCAGGGCTCGTTCTCGACGAGCGAATACCAGACGCTGCAGCCGTGGTGGCAGCACGATGTTGCTGGCAAGGTGGGCCTGGAGAGCGTGCCGGCGCAGGCTCGCCTGTGGACCGCGCTGGGCCCGCAGACTGGTGTCGAGAGCGCACTCGGTGCTCCGAAGCTGGAGCTACTGTCGAAGCAGATCATGGAGACGGCGCGCCGGCTGCGAATCACCCCCGAGAATGCGCGCGATCTGGTGCTGTCCGGCAAGGCTGGTGCCGGCCTCGTCGCTGGTGGCGTCATGGGTCCTGCGGTGTATCAGGCGATGCAGCAGCCCGAGCAGCGCGCGGCCGGCGGCGCCGTCAGCAATGCGCTGGCGATTGCACGCAGCCTGAAGCGTGCATCTGGCGGCAAGGTGCATGTCGGACCGATCATGGGCGACACCGACGGGCGCGCCGACGAGGTGCCGATGGCAGTGCCGGACGGTGCCTACGTGCTCACGGCGGACCACGTCTCCTCGCTGGGAGAGGGCAACACGCTCTCGGGCTTCAAGAAGCTGAACAAGATGTTCCCCGAGTCCGCCAAGGCGCGCGCGGAGCGCAAGCCGGTGAAGCGCGCGCAGGGCGGCGCCGTTCCGATCTATGCAGCCGACGGGGAATACGTTATTTGTCCTTCGGACATCATCAATCGCTGGGGCGATCTCGATGAAGGTCACCGCTACCTCGATGCGTGGCAGACCTCATCCCGTAAAGAGCACGTCAACACGTTGCGCAACCTCGCGCCCCCAGCACAGGACTGATCGATGGACAATAAATCCGAAGTCGTTTTCATCACCGACCTTGAGGTTTCAGGGTTCCTGAACGGCGTCATCAACATGGCATTCTCGACGACGCAGTACGTTCCCGAGTTTCGGCCTGCGGAGAGGGACGGCGAGACCTTCATGGAGTTGGCTGTGTCGCCGGCACCGGTCATCACCGCCAACCTGCGCTTCGATCTCCGTGTTGCGCAGCAGATCCGCGATCGTCTCAACCAGATCATCGCTGACAACACTAAGCCGAAGGTCACAAACTGATGCTGGTAACGCTCCCGGTCCGCAAGGCGCGCCCATCAGATCGCGATACGATCCTCAAGATCTGCGTGCAAAACCACGAGGAGAACGGACAGTTCTCCCTCGACGCGAAGAAGGTCGAGGCGATGGTGGACCGGGCCTTCTCGAACCAGGGCGCCGTCATCGGCGTCGTCGGGCGCGATCGGATCGAGGGCATCATCATGATGCTGATCGCGCAGTTCTGGTACACCCAGGACTGGTGCCTGGAGGAGATCATGAATTTCGTACTGCCGGACTACCGGCGCACCACGCACGCGAAGGACATGATCACCTTCGCCAAGCGCTGCAGCGAGGAGATCGGCATCCCGCTGGTGATCGGCGTGGTGTCGAACGAGCGCACCAAGGCAAAGATCGAGCTGTACCGTCGCCAGCTCGGCGATCCTGTGGGCGGCTACTTCATCCACCGACCGGGGCTGGCGTCGCCCGGCGCGACGGTGTAGGGATAGACAGCTAATCACCCAGCGCGCCGCCGGGTCTTACAAGCCAATCGGGCCGATTGGTGGAAAGAGACCTTGGGTAAGGGCAGCCAGACTACCAGCACGCAATCCACATCTTCGGCCGATCCGCAGGCAGCTGCAGCCTATCGTGATCTGCTGACGCGAGCGTCGGGCGTCGCCTCCACTCCCTACCAAGCCTACACCGGAGACCTCACTGCGCCGGTCAACGCGCAGCAGCAGGCCGGCATCGGCAATATCAACGCGAATGCCAACTTCGCGTCGCCCTACATCTCGCAGGCGGCTGGTCTTGCCGGAGCGTCGGCCGCGCCGATCACGTCGGCCGACATCCAGCAGTATCTCAATCCGTACACCCAGAACGTTGTCGACGCGACGACGCAGCAGATGCAGCACGACAACGCGCAGGCGATGGCGGGGCTGCAGGGCAACCAGATCGCGCAGGGCGCGCTCGGCGGCAACGCCACCGGCGTCGCGAAGGGCATCCTGGCCGGGCAGCAGAACCGCACCGATGCATCGACCGTCGCCGGCCTCTACAGTCAGGGCTACGGGCAGGCGCTCGGCGCCGCGCAGCAGCAGCAGCAGACGGGTCTTGCCGGAGCGAACGCTCTCGCCAACTACGGCATCTCGGGCCAGAACGCGGCGCTCGCTGGCGCCAACGCGCAGATCGGCGCGGGCTCGCTGGAGCAGCAGACCCAGCAGGCCAACCTCAATGCGCTCTACAATCAGTACCAGATGGCGCAGGCCTACCCGTACCAGCAGACGCAGTGGCTGGCGGGCATCGATACCGGCGTCGGATCGAATCTGGGCGGCACGTCGAACGGGCAGACCACGGGGCCCGCTCCGAACCAGACGGCGCAGTATCTCGGCGCCGGCATCTCGGCGGCTGGCCTGTTCCTGTCCGACCGCGAGGCGAAGGAAGACATCGAGCACATCGGTCACACCAACGACGGCCAGAAGATCTACCGGTACCGCTACAAGGGATCGCCGCACTACCACATCGGCCTGATCGCGCAGGAGGCCGAGAAGCGCGACCCGGAGAACGTCTCGCGCGGCCTCGACGGCATGCGCTATCTCGACATCAAGGGCGCGACCGATGACGCGGTGTCGCGCGCATCCGGCGGTGGTGTTGGCGGCACGCCGTGGAGTGGTGTCCAGGGCTGGATCCCGCAGATGAACATCAGCGCCGGCTCGGGCGCGCCGCATGCGTCGGCTCCGGCTGCGCCGAGCACCCAGGCGCCGAGCGTCGACTACAGCAAGATCGCCTCGGGCATCAGTGGCTTCAAGCCTAAGTTGGATTGGGGTGGCCTCGGGCAGGCCGGCCTCGGCAACACGAGCGGCGAAGCGTGGGGCGGCGGCAGCTTCATGGGTGGCGACGCCTATGGCGGTTCGAGCGCCAACCCGTTGCCGGGTCTCGATGCGTCGGACTATGGCGAGGGCTTCGCGCGCGGAGGCGGCGTGGCAGGATACGCCGACGGCGGCAGCCCGGATCTCCAGAGTTGGCTCGACGACGACGGCTACAATCCGATCGATGCGAAAGTCGGTCCCGGCACGTTCGCCGATCGGTTCTCGCCGTCCCAGGACGCGCCGCTAGGCGAGATGACGCGCGGCCAGGGGATCGCCCTGGCCGGCAAGAACGGAACCGTCGCCCGCAACATGCCTGACGACGTGATCAACCCGGACAATCCGGTCCGGATGCCGGACCAAGCTGCGGTTGAGGCCTGGAGGAAGTCGCCTGGGATGGGCCAGCGCGGCCCAGCGGCGGCCCCTGTTGCGGCCGACGATGAGGAGGAGGAAGCACCAGCGGCAGCCACGCCAACCTCTGGGCGGGCTCGGCCGGGGCTTGCAGGGGCATCTCTGCCAGGGTCCAACTTTCCGACCCCGCCGTCGGCTCCTCCCATTGCGCGACCGTCCGATGGTAGCGAGCCCGGCTTTGGCCTTGGGCTACTGTCGCGGAACGCGCAGACCGGGCTGCTGACGGCCGGACTGAGCATGCTGGCCTCCAGGTCTCCGTTCCTGGGTAATGCCGTGGGTGAGGGGGGCCTTGCCGGCCTCAGTGCCTACGGTGCTGCTCAGCAGCACGATCAGCAGGCTGCGGCCGAAGCCGAGAAGCTGCGGCGCGAGGCTCAGAACAGCGAGTTCACGAACAAGTTGGCGCTCGTCAAGGAGACCGAGGCCGAACGCCACAACCGCGCCACCGAGGAGAATGCCTCCGACAAGGCGCCTTCGGGTTACCAGCGTCTCGCGGATGGGACGCTCGGCTTCATCAAGGGCGGCCCGCACGATCCGGAGCAGATCACGGCCGAGACTGCCGCGCGCACCAAGAAGGGAACCGAGTTGGATGACGACACGGTCGACGCCATCGCGCAGCGGGTCGCGCAGGGCGACACCCGCGCCGTCATCGGCCTCGGGCGCAACCCGGCCGGCATCGCGCAGATCCAGAAGCGCGTCGCTGAGATCTTCAAGGAGCAGGGCCTCGATCACGAGGCTGGCGCAAAGCAGATCCTGTCGAATATCGCCGATCAGGCTGGTCGCATGACAGCGGAGCGGACGCAGGCCGGCATCGCTTCGAAGTTGGCGGTCTATGGCCGCAACGTCGACAACGCGATCGGCGTCGCCACCAAGGCGTCGGAGGACGTCAGCCGCACCGGCTTCGTCCCGGTCAACAAGGCGATCAATTCCTGGCGCACCCAGACGGGTGATCCCAAGACGGTCGCACTTGGTCAGGCGCTCTACACGCTCATCAACGAGTACGCTCGCGCGATCGGCGGCGGCCACGGCACCGTCCACGACAAGGAGGAGGCAGAGCAGAAGCTCAATCAGGCCTACAGCCACCAGCAGCTCGTCGCCATCATGAACGTGATGCGGCAGGAGATCGACATGACGAAGAAGTCCCTGCCCGAGGCGCGGCAGGAGATGCACGATCTCTACGCGCGGCCGAGCCAGGGGCCTGGGGCGACGCCTGCCGCAGGATCGCCAGCAGGAGGCGGCGCCTTCACGCCGCCCCCAGGCGCCATCCCGCGCACGTTCAACGGCAAGATCTATTACTATGACCCGAACACCAAGCAGCCGTATCCGGGGCAGTGATGGAGACCGTCCGGAAACCAGCGGCCGGCTACAGCACGCAGCTCAGTCCGCTGGACGAGATGGCCTATCGCCAGTGGGTCGCAGATCACGGCGTGCCAACCAATCCTGATGCGACCGCGCCGCAGGATTACGACATGCGTGGCTTCTATCAGGGCCTGCAACAGCAGAACCCACGTGCGCAGTCGGCGATCGATCCCAACGACAGCAAGCTGCACTACCCGGACTTCTGGAAGACGCCGCTGCATCAGACGCTCTCGAACGAGAGCCAATGGGCGCCGCCGAACGCTCCGTCATGGACCGACGACGACAAGCTGGTGCAACCCAACGGAAGGGTGGTATTCGACGACAGGAATCAGCCATCGGATGCCGAGAGGCTGCTGATCGCACCGAAGAAAAGGGGAGGATCCGTGAGCCTCACCGCGCACGTCAATGAGCAGATCCGCTACGTCAACCACAACCCGACCGACGGGCAGAAGAAGGCTGGCAACTACCAGAAGGGCCACATCCGCCTCCACGGCCTCGACATCTCGGTCGAGAACCGGAAGGGGTCCTGGCGCTCGGGGATGTCGCTCGACGGCAAGAAGTGGCGATCGAAGTTGCCGTACCACTACGGCTACATCAAGCGCACCACCGGAGCTGACGGTGACCACGTCGATGTCTGCATCGGGCCGCACCTCGCAAGCCCGCATGTCTTCGTGATCGATCAGCACAATCTGCACGGTGGGCGCGGCTTCGACGAGCACAAGGTCTTCGTCGGCTTCGCCAGCGAGGCCCAGGCGCGCAAGGCCTACATCGCGGCCTTCAGTGACGGCAAGGGCAGCAAGCGCATCGGCCACATCGCGCACATGACGATCGACGGCTTCAAGGACTGGCTGCGCAACGGCAACACGCTCAAGGCAGTGAAGCGCGCCGAAGGCGGGCGCGTCGGGTATGCTGGAGGTGGAGCGCCACCGTTCGAGGCAACGTCCGATGTGCCACCGTTCGAAGCGACGCAGGAGTTGCCGTCAGATGCCGGCAAGATGGACGCAGCGTGGCGCGGCGCTCGCGCCGGTGCCACCTTTAATTTCGGTGATGAGATCAGCGGTGCCCGCGCCAACGCGCCGAAGGTCCCAGGCACCAACTGGAACATCCCGGACTTCGTCGGTCCGATCCCGGCGCGCACGATCGCCGGAGCCGCGCGCACCGGCTACGGCTACCTCACGGGCAACAAGGACATCACCGATCCTTACGAGAAGGCCCGCGACGAGGAGCGCAAGGCCGACGAGGCCGCGAAGGTCAACCATCCATACATTTCCGCTGGGGCGGAACTCGCTGGAGCGATTCCGTCCATGGCGGCGCTGCCGGAACTTGGGGCGGCCAGAGGACTGGCCCCGGCAGCGAGCGGCATCGCGCGGTTCGGCGCTCGTGCTCTCGACTCGGCGGCCACCGCTGGCGGGTACGGCATGCTGTCGGGCGCCGGTGAGGGTGACAGCGTCGGCGATCGCGCCGTGAAGGCTGCTACCGGTCTGGTATCCGGTATTGTCGGTGGCGCCGTCGGCCAGGGCGTCGGCGAGGGTATGGGAGCCATCGCGAGCCACTACGGCACCCCGATCGTGCAGACCGTCCGTGGTTGGATGGATCCGAACGGCGAGGCCGCGCGTCGCCTCGCATCGGCATTGCGCGCCGACCAGGAGATGATCACCGCCGGCACCGCGCAGGGCATGACACCGCAGCAGTGGGCCGCAGCCCGCGCGCGCGGTGAGCCTGTGACGCTGGCAGACCTTGGCTCCGGCCGCACCCAGGCGCTGCTGCGCTCGGCCGCCAACACCTCGCCGGAGGGGCGCGCGCAGCTGGAGCAGGTTCTCGAAAACCGGTTCCTGGCCCAGAACGAGCGCGTCGCCGACACCTTCCGCAATGCCCTCCCGCAGGGGCGGGCGAACGCGGACAAGAGCGCGGACCAGATCGTCGCGGAATACGACCGGGGTCGCGTGCCGGCCTACAGGGCGGCCTACGCGCAGGGAGACCGGCCACTCATGAGCCCAGCGATGGAGCGCATGATGAGCAGCGACACCTTCGTCAACGCGATGAGGAAGGCGATCTCCAGCGGCAAGGACCGCGACGTCGCGCAGGGCCTCGGCGGCTTCAATCCGATGGTGAACGTTACGCCCGATGGTCGCGTGGTGTTCAACAAGGGAGCGAAGGGTGTCCCGACCTACCCGAACCTGCAGTATTGGGATCAGGTGAAGCGTGAGTTGGACGCCGGTGCCACCATGGCGAAGCGGAGCGGCGACACAGCGAATGTCTCTGGCGATCTGGCCCGCATGCTGCGCAACGAGCTGGACCAGCAGGTCCCGTCCTACGCGCACGCACGCGGCATCGCCGAGCAGTATTTCGGCGAGAGCAACGCTCTGGAAGCGGGGCAGAAGTTGGCCGGCAAGAAGATGGACCCGGTGCAGGTCCGGAAGATCCTCGCCCAGATGAAGCCCGACGAGCGCGCCCTGTTCCAGGAAGGCTACGCCTCCGACATGGCGAACCGGGTCATCGGCAACATCGGCAAGACCACGAATCTCGTGAAGGGTCGCGGCATCCTGTCCTCTCCGAACGAGGAGGCGATGGCGCGGGCTATCCTGGGCCCAGGTGGCTACGCGCAGGTCGAGGCCCGCATGCACTTGGAGCGCATCATGGACGGCGCGCGGCAGGCGATGGGAAACTCAACGACTGCTCGGCAGTTGATCGAGGCAGGCCTTGCCGGCGGCGCGGCCGGATACGCCATGACCGGAGATCCGTGGGGTGCCGTGCAGGGTGCGGCCGGTCTAGCCACCGCGCGCGGCGCCGCAGGGAAACTTCTCAGCGATCAGATCCGGGTCGGAGCAAAGCACCTCATCGGCAAGGTGGACGCGAGCACCGCGCGACGGGTGGCCGAACTCCTCACCTCGAATGATCCGCGCCAGCTGCGCGCCGGTTATCAGATGGCCGCTCGCAGCAATCGGATCATGCAGGGCCTGCGCAACATCGCGGCGCGGGTGGGAGTGGTTGGGCAGACTGCGGCCAGCCGTCCCGCTGGTCAGGCAATCGCCTCGATCCCGTATCGTGGTGCGAACCTTGGCCCGCTTCAGGGCCCATCGAATGCCAACGCTGGCGACGAACAGCAGCGCCCCTGACGGAAACGGTATCAGCAGCCAGCAGGCCGCGAGCACGAAAGCAAAGGGTGACAAATGAGAGTCCCGGCGTCCATCCGCTACAACAACCCTGGTGCCATGTGGGGCA